CGTCCAGCCGACCACCGGCCAGCGCTTCTCTGATCTCTCGGCCAGCAGCCGCGACCCATCTCGGGGCCTGGTTCTTCGCCGCCCTAGCCGTCTTCAGCCAGTGCGGAACACGGGGGAAACCGCCCAGGCCGTGCTCCAGGCGCATCTGGAGAAACACGAGGTCGATGAAGACCTTCCCGTTGATCGACGGCTTCACGCCATCGGTCACTGTTGCGCCGAGCTTCGTGATCTTGCTCACGAGGTCAGCGTAGACCTCGCGCAGACGACGGCGATGGCCGTCCATCTCGGCAGGCGAAGCAGGCCGAACCTCCGCCTCAGCTGGGATACCGCCCGAGATCGGCGGGAGCGTGTCCACGGTCCATGGGTTGTGCTTCGCCATCTCGATCGCAATCGGGTTCGAGCCACCGATCTTGATCTGGGTGCTCTCGGCCGGAACCGTGGTCAGCTTCGTTCGTGAAAGACCCGCGATGGCCCACTCGTCCTTCTTGTCGTTCTCGAGGAACTTGATCGCGTCACGGTAGAGGTCGAGCCACTCCTCTCCCTTCGGGATTCTCTCCTGTACGTCCTCCTGAATGCCCTTGGCGATGGCCCGACCGGCAGCTGTGGCCGCAGCTCGCGCGCGCTTGTGCACGTCCCGCCGGAAGGTCTTGGGGATCCCGACAGTCGTCGTAATCTTTATGAACTTAGCCACTTACGCTCTCGGCGGCGGCGAGTCCGGCGAGAGGTCCCCCGGCGTCGTGTCACCCGTCGACCCGTCAGGCGGCGACTCCGAGAGCTTCCTCTCGGCGAGCTTGCGCTGCGGCTCGTACTTGGAGGACTTCACGAGGATGAGCTTGTAGGAGACGAAGAATCCATCGCCGCCGAAGCGGCCCTCGGTGTCACGATCGACATCCTCCACGTCCATGTACATATCGAGCAGCTTGGTGAACCGGACGATGTCGCCGGGGCGCGGCTGGAGATCCCACTCGCGCTCGCACAACACTCGGGCGAGGAAGTACTCGCACCGGCGGACGTAGATCACGCCGCGCTCGTCCGGCTCCTGCTCGTGCTCGACGTTGTCCACTCGGCCGCGAACGAGGATCGGCTGCAAGTACGGCCAATCCGGCTGGATCTCTCGGCGGGCCGAGTCGAGCCTGCTCTTGATGATTACGCGCTCTCCATAGAGCGCATAGCCCGCGTGCTTCTTCCTCGCGAACGGGTCGTCAGGCTCGGTCTCCGGCGTTGCGATCTTGCTGCGGTGACCGGCGTTCGACAGCGGATGGTCGCCGTCGATCCGCCTGTTCTGGTCCTCGAGCACGTAGTAGTAGGCGTTCATGCCGCGAAGCCGTGTGAGCTGCCGCGAGATGAAGTCCGCGTACGCCTTGTTGCGCGGGCCAATGAACGTGTCTGGAACACCGGCCGTGCCCTTGGTACCAGCGAGGTTCTTGAACTGGCCGTACTCGTAGGAGGGAGGAGTGGGGGGTCGCACGTCAGCCACGGTTCACCTCCCACCAGTTCCGAGAGAACCTCTCGGGCGCATCCTCGTAGAGCCCCTTGGCCCAGCCCCGCACCTTCCTGACCTTGACCGAGAACTTGACGATCGGCGGAGGCCGCTTCCCGCCGCGACGTTTCCTATGCCGGAGCGGCTGCCGTTCGCGCACGAACATCTCGCGCTCGCGCTGCTTCCCCGCGTTCGTCAGCTGGACACGGCTCTCGTCCTGGGCATTCGTCTTGATCCGGGCCTCAGAGCCATCTCGCCTGGGACCGGCAGTGAGCAGGCCCCACGTAACGACGTTGAACGCCTTGACGAAGTCGTCCTCAGTCGGGTCATTGCCGGACGCTTCGCGCATGATGTGCGAGTAGATCCCCGAGATCACCAGCGGCGGCAGACTATCGGGATCACGGATCGCGACGTAGGGATCGAACTTCTCTTGAGGCTCTTTGGCCATCGGCTACCCGGTGATGATCGGAACGGCGCGTTTCCAGTTGAGGATGTCCTGGTTGAGCTTCTCCATGACGGTCTCGGCGTTGGACATCAGGTCGGTGCCGTTCATCGTCCGATCGCCAGCGATCGACGGCCACGAGTCCACAGTCATGCGAATGTTCCCCAGCGTACCCATCGCCTCGGCCAGGAGCTTCCGCCTGAAGAAGCCCGTCTCCTGCGGATCGAGTACGCGCGTGTCGATGTTCCACGACCAGACGGTCACGAGCGCCTGGTCCAGCCCAGAGTTGACGGACGCGGGAGGCGGCATGATCTCGAGCGTGCGCGTCTCCTTCGTCCACTCCCAGTCCCGGTCGGTCGAGAAGATCCGGCCGATCTCTTCGAGGTACTGGAGCCGCTGCACCAGGTCGGAGTAGGGTAGCGGCGCGACGTTCGGGTTCGTCCACTGGCCGAACAGGAGCGAGAAGTACGTGTAGCTGAACTGGTCCGCGTCGAGCGTCGGGAGCTGGTAGTTCGGGTAGTCGATGCGGATCACCTCGATGATGTCGGGCGGCAGCAGGTAGGAGGTCTGCCCGTTGGCGAGAGGGATCTGGAGCACCTTGCGGAAGCCGACTCGCTCGCAGTACCAGCGCTTCGTCTCCTCCATGCAGTCGTCGTAGTGGGTCTCGCCGGGCGGGAACGGCTGGCCGGTGAGCGGGTCGAGATCGCCGGGCGAGGTCAACTCGATGTCCACGATCCCGCCGCCGAGCTTACGGAGCACCCAGCGCCAGTGCTCGGGCTCGCTCTTGCCCTGGCCGGAGATCGCCGGGAGGTCGTCGGGAACGGGGGGCTCTGGAGCTTGGGTCATGGGTTGCTCCTGGGGTCCGCTTCCATCCTAACTTGCGGTGGAGGGCCGGGCTACAGCGCTACTTAGGGGAACGGTGTGAGAATGGCGGGCGAGATTGTTGAGAGGGATGAAAGGAGCCTCATGACCGACCCTGACCTGATCGAGATCCGCGACCTGTGCCGCGACCTGGCCGACGATCGCACCGGCCCCGACTGCCATGGCCTCGTCTTCCGCATCAACAAGTGGCTGCACGTGGACATCAGGACCAGGACCAACTCCTCCGGGCTCCGCCTCTGCACCGCTGGCCGCGCCGCCGCGCGCAACCGCGACCGCTCGTTCAAGCTGACCGGCCGCACGTCGGTGGCGACCCGGATCGCCAAGTGCGCCCGGAGGATCACCGAGGAGACCCGTGCCCAGTCCAACTGACCGCGACGTCTTGAAGACCATCCGGGCGGCCCGCAAGTGGGTCGCTCACTACAAGCCGTTCCACAAGGAGCCGTCGTGCGCCAAGAAGCTGCGCTCGTGGCGGCGCAAGCTGAAGTTCGCGCTGGCCGAGGCCGACGCCCGCCAGCTCGACGTGCCGCCCGATCCCTACGCGCCACCTCCCCCGCCGCCGCCCCCTCCCACCGAGGAGGAGGTCCGGGCGAAGCACCTGGCGGAGCTGCGATGCGACCGTTTCCTGGCCGACTGGTCGGTCTGCAAGGGGACGACCGCCTGGGCCGCGTGGGGCGGCTCCGGCTGGTCGGCCGTCACGATCATCAACCCGGCCCGCGTCTGGGCCACGGCGAAGCGCGTGGATGCGCGGTCAGGCGAGCCCGTGACCGAGAAGACGGCCCACGTGCGAATGGACCGTCTCGTCCGCCGAGACGCCGCCCTGAAGGGCAAGGACAAGCCGACCCTGCTTCCGAGCGAGGTCTTCCCCCAGGAGGATGACGACGGGGAGCAGGGACCGGCCGAGCCCGAGGCGACCGAGACCAGGCCCCCAGAGATCGTCGATGCCGTTCGCAAGCGGCTGCCGAAGCTGATGGACCTGGTCGGCGATGACGCGACCATCGACGACTGGTAGAGCTGGGTAGAACAGTGGCATGAGAGAACTAGAGGTCGGCGACGAGGTCTTCTGGTACGACGACAAGGACGAGCGACGGCGAGGTCGGGTCTGTGACAGCGACGGCGAGCTGGTTGTCCGGCCCTACGATGTGCTCGGTCGGCTCCAGCTCGAGGAGCACGTAGCACTCAGCCCGACCAGGATGAGGCTCGC